TGAACAGGCTGCAAAACGTACAGCGGCAACTCCAGTTCGTAATCGCCAGCTCGTTGACCAAAACGGCAGTACGGGTTAAGCCGGAAATCCAGGCTGAGATGCGCCGGGTTTTCGATAGGCCGACTCGGTACACGCTCAATTCGTTGTTCGTCAAGCCCGCAAACAAGAAGGATGAGAACCCAACGGCGCGGGTGTGGTTGAAGGATAATCAGGAATCAGCGCTTGCGACTCGGCAGTTCACAGGCGCAGGCCTAGCTGCAGATTACCTATGGCCTGAGATTGAAGGAGGGGGGAGGAGCCTCAAGCGGTTTGAGTTGCGGTTACGAAATGCTGGGCTATTGCCGCCTGGCATGTTCGTCGTTCCTGGGAAAGGGGCGAAGCTGGATGCGTATGGCAACCTCAACCTCGGACAACTGATCGCAGTGCTATCGAAGCTGGGCACGATCCGAGAGGCACAAGGGCGAAGCAATCGGCGGGGAGCGCGCTACGCCAATGCTCAGTATTTTGTCAGCAGAGGCGAGCATCTGCATCGTGGGGTATGGCAGAGGATGCCGGGCCATAAACTGATGCCGATCTATCTGTTTGTTGATCGGGTCACGTACCGACGTATCTTCGAGTTTGATCGGGTGGCGCGGGAGGCGGCGCTGAGGTTTCTGCCGGAAGAGTTCGAGGCGGCGATTAATCGGGCGCTTGCCGGGTAGAGGAAAAGTAATGTTTTAATCGCGGGTCCCTGGCGAATAAAAAAACATCCACGAGTATTTCGCACCCCGGTTTTCGACAGTTTTTTTGACTCCATAGGGCGTTTTGATGGCTGTATCTGCAATCAATGTTCCGCCTAGCCGAAAGGCAAATAAGGCGCTCGTGGCCGATTTTTTCGGGGTGGCGATCACGTCGGTTGATGGCTGGGTCCGGCGAGGTTGCCCTTATGTTCAGCGTGGGGAACGAGGAACGCCTTGGGTCTTCGATCTTTTACAGCTTGCTGAATGGCGATTCGGGGGGCAGAAATCAGTAGCGGAAGAAGTCAGTCCAGAGGATATGCCGCCCAAAGAGCGGCGCGACTGGTACGAGGGCGAAAAGGTCAGGATTGAGCTTGAAGTCAGAAAGGGCAATCTGATCACGCTGGACGAATATCGAGGTGAAATGGCGCGAATCCTAAAACAGCTTGCGCACTGGGTAGAAACGCTACCGGACGCGCTAGAAAGGAAATGCGCGCTTGAGCCATCGGTTGTGAGTTCGCTGCAAGCTGAGAGCGATAGCGAGCGGGCAGTTCTTGCAGACGCTATGGTGCTTCATGGCATCGCCAATGAATAGCGAATTGCGCGGCATCACCAACGGGCTGATGTCCATCATCCGCCCTCCGCGTCGGGTTCGGGTATCGCAAGCTGCGGCCGAATCACTGGCGGTCGATGAAGGAATTATGTGGGACCCATCCGTGGTGCCCTACATGATTGCGCCCATGGATGCCACTGCCAGCCGTCATCACAACATGGTCTGTTTCGTCGGCCCGGCCCGCACCGGGAAAACGCTTGGGTTGATTCTCGGTTCATGGGTCTACACCACGACCTGTCACCCGCAGGATTTCGCGGTTGTCCATTCCAGCCAAGACTTGGCCCGCGACCTGTCCCGCCGTGAAATCTTCCGTCTTCAGCGCAACTCGCCAGCCATGCGCGCCGCGATGACCGGTCGCGCCAGCGACGACAACACCTACGACAAGACATACAAGAGCGGCATCATTGGCGTCATCGCATGGCCGTCCGACGCACAGCTCGCCAGCCGCACCATCCCGGTCATGCTGCTGACCGATTACGACCGGTGGCCGCGTGAGGTGGGCGGACGGTCCCCAATCGTCCAAGCTCAGAAGCGCACCCAAACCGCCGGGTCCTTGGCGATGACAGTCGTGGAATCATCGCCTGGCACCGACGTTTCAAAAGACTACGAGATTGAGCCGATCACCTACGAGCTGGGCAAGCCGCTATCCCATGCGTTCCCGCCAACAGTTTCTGGCGTCCGGGCCAATATTTGCGAAATCTACAACGGCGGCACGCGTGAATGGTGGTACGTCCCCTGTCAGTCATGCGGCGAATACTACCCGCAGAATGCCAGCATCAGCCGCTTTGCTTGGGGGGCTCATGCAGACCCACTTCTAGCCGCGCAATCGGCGGGCACGGTCTGCCCGTGGTGCGGATCGATACACCAAGAAACCACCAAGCAAATCGAAAACGCGAATGGCGAATGGGTGGCTGAAGGCGAAGTGATTGACTGGAAAAGAAAGATCACCGGCGAATCCCGTCGTGGCCACACTTACCCGAGCTATTCCATAGGTGGCGGCGCTGCGGCGTATCAGTCCCGCCGTGAAATCGTCGCCAAATACCTGCAAGCACTACAATCCGCGAAAGACACCGGAGACGAATCCACACTCAAGGGTGTCGTTAATGACGACATTGGCGCCCCACATGTCTCTGTCTATATCGCCGAAAGCAGGTCGGCGGCGCCGCTGAAGAAACGCGCGGATAAGACGTTGATTGAGCGCACAGTGCCGGAGGGGGTCTGGTTCCTTGTTGCCGCCATCGATATTCAAAAAGATCGATTTGTTGTGCAGGTCATGGGGTATGGGCCGGTGCGCAATCGCTGGGTCATCGACCGCTACAATATCAAGTACGCGAAGCGTGGCGAAGGCAGTATCGTTGCGCCGGCGATCTACGACGAAGACTGGGAGCTGCTGACTCCGCTTACCCAGAAATCATACCCGCTGGCCGATGGAAGCGGCCGATCCATGCGCATCGCTGGGGTTCTGAGCGACGGGTTTGGGAAAGAAGGCGTTACGGAAAAAGCCATGGCGTTCTATCGCCGGCTGATGCCCGAATTGCGCCAGCGATTCCGGTTTGTGAAGGGCGAACACAAACCGGGCGCCCCGCTCATCGAGCAACGCTGGCCTGACTCGCGTAATCGAGCTGACCGCAAGGGCGCAACGCGTGGCGACGTTCCGATTCTGTTTCTGAACTCAAACCGGCTCAAGGACCGACTGTCAGGCGATCTTGACCGCGACCAGCAAGGGGCTGGGTACATCCATTTCCCTGGTTGGCTGGGCGAATGGTTTTTCCGAGAGATTACCAACGAAAAACGCGACAATGATGGAAATTGGGAAGGAACAGGTCGCAACGAAGCGTGGGACCTGATGTGCTATGCCGAGGCTGGCGCGATCTGTGGGTTTCCGTTCTCGCGCCGCGTACTCAGAAAGGCCGGGATCGATACGCCTGGATTTTGGGATAACCCTCCGGCCTGGGCCAACCCCGAACTGTCGGCACTCTTGTTGGCTCCTGAAGCGGCCACCCAGCCAACTACCGCGCATTCGCAACCGACCACCAGCCCGAATCGCTCGGGCATCCGCCGCCAATCCGTCACCAGGAGGACTTCGCTATGAGCGACATTCTCGACTACATCCGTGGCAGGCTTGAAGCGCGAAACGTCGCGCAAGAGGCAATCGTTCCGGCGCTGAATGAAGCACGCCAAATCTACGGCGGTGACGAAGTTTACATCCGCAAGCCACCGCGGGCGGCGGTCAGCCGGCGCACGATTCAGCGCCGTTCGCGAGCGACGAATTTCCCCTGAAAATGTCGCGCGTTACCTGATATACAGGGGGCATGAACCCCTATCTCGGACTGCCGCTCGAAACCCTTGCTGAAGCCATAACGCTAGCCCAGGCCGCGTTGCCGGTGCTCGCTCGTGGCGAGGCCGTCGGATCGATCAGCACCGGCGATCAACGCATCTCGTTCGTTCCCACGACCACCGCCGCGCTAATTCAGGATATCGCTTACCTGCAATCCGCGATTGCCGCCGCTACTGGAAATAGCACGCGCCGAAGGGGCGTCTACATCGTGGGCGGGAAGGGATTATGACCGTCGGCAAGATCGTCCCGCTGCGTGCCGTCCGCATGAAAGCCTACGAGGCGACATCCACCAGTAAGCGACTGGACGACTGGGAGCGAACGGGCTATGGCCCGAACGCCGTCAACGACGATGCCGATCTCGCCCGCGCCCGCTCCCAAGATGCCGTCCGCAACAACCCTTGGATCGATAACGCGCTAGACCTGATTGTCACCAATCAAATCGGCTGCGGCATCCAACCCCGACCGAAGATCGATGACGCTGGATTGCGATCCGACTTGCTCGACCTGTTCGAGTCTTGGGCGTCCGAATGCGACGCCGATGGCGCACTCGACTTCTTCGCGCTACAAGCCTTGTGGGCGCGCGCCCGCGTCGAATCCGGCGAATGCTTCGTGCGATTTCGCCCGCGCTCGCGCGATTCCGGCCTGACCGTTCCGCTGCAATTGCAAACCATCGAAGCTGACCTGCTTCCGATCCATCACAACAGCAGCAACGGCGGAAACAGCATCCGCCAAGGCATCGAACGCAGCCCCTACGGCCAGCGCCTCGCCTACTGGTTTTACCGCGAACACCCAGGCGACCGATATGCCGGCCTATCCGTAGCCAACATGGCGCGTGTTCCTGCCGAGGCGGTGCTCCATCATTACCGCCCGAAACGCCCAGGACAAATACGCGGGGAGCCCCATACTCTCAGTGCTCTGTTGCGTGCTCGCAAGATGGACCTCTACGAAAGCGCCGAGCTCACCCGCAAGCAAAACCGCGCCAAGTTCAATGGCGCGATTTACCGGGAGACGGACGACGAAAACCCGGTCACCGATGCCGCCGTCAAGGTCGAAGACGACCGCGCCTTGGTGGATGTGGAGGAGGGATATTTCTTCAAGCTGGCGCAGAACGAGCGAGTGGACCTGTATGGCGGCGACGGCGGAAACGCGGGTGTCATCGATTTTGTCAGGACGCAACTCCGCTCCATTGCCGCCGGCATGGGGGTTCCTTACGAACTGATGACAGGCGATTACGAGGGGACCAACGACCGCATCATGCGCGTGATCCTCAACACCTTCTACCGACGACTCGAAATGATGCAAGACCTGCTGGCCATGCAGGTTCTCCAGCCCATTTGGGCTGCCTTTCTCGATGCTGTCGTACTCTCTGGTGCTATCAACATCCCCGGCTACTTCGATGCTCGAAAGCGTTGGCAGCGCTGCGAGTGGCGCGCGCATGCCTGGAGCTACGTCAACCCTCTCCAAGAGGCGCAGACTCAAAAAATACTGGTGGACGAAGGATTCGAGTCGAGATCAGCCATCGTCGCCGCGCGCGGCTGGGATGTCGAAGAGGTGGATCGGCAGAACCATGAAGACATGCTGCGCGAACAAGCGTATGGCTTGGACTACGGGAAAGACCCCGCGCCAGCATCGCAACAGGACACATCTCAGCAATGACACGGCCCGCCATCAAGAGTTGGTATCGAATTCGCGCCGCCCGCAAAACGGCAGAAATCCTGATCTACGAAGAAATCGGCGCGTGGGGCGTCACCGCAAAACAGTTCATCGATGAATTGGCGGCCTTGGGAGAGATGGAATCTTTGAGCGTCAGAATCAATTCGCCTGGCGGTGACGTGTTTGACGCGATGGCGATCCACAACGCCTTGCAGCGTCAGACCGGGAAAGTCGTCGTGCATATCGATGGCCTATGCGCATCCGCCGCCACGGTAGTGGCCATGGCCGGCGACGAAACGCGGATGGCCGAAAATGGACAGTACATGATCCACGAGCCCTGGAGCTTTGCGGGCGGATCATCCGATGATTTACAACGAAGCGCTGACTTGCTCGACAGCGTCGCTGGACAAATCGGCGATATGTACGCGCGCAAGACCGGAATGGATGCCGAATCGATCAGGGAAATGATGCGCGAAGAAACCTGGATGACCGCCCAACAGGCCCTGGAATTCGGATTTATCGACGCTATCGACGAGAATTTGCGCATTGCAGCAAAAGCTCATGACCTATCACGTTTTAAGCACGCACCAACGGAGCCCACTATGAGCGAAACCAAAGAATCGGCTGATATCCCCGTCTCCGATTCCCCGCCGGCCGCACCGCCGGCAGAAGTCCCAAGCAATGAGGATGATCGGCCCTTGGAGCCCGTCGCCATTGCCCGACTTTGTGCAACCGCGCAAGAGCACGGGCTAACGCCGATCCTACTCTCCTCTCCACATACCGAGGCCCAGGTTTCCGCCCGGCTGGCTCAGGCCCGCGCGATCCGCCAGATTTGCGCCGTCGCCAAACTCCCAGAACGCGCCGCTGGCCTGATTGCATCCGGCCATGACGAGAACAGCGCCAAGCTGGCGTTGTGGGATGCATTGGTGGCGCGCGATCAGTCCACTCCTGCAATCGATTCGGCCCGTCCCGATCCTATTCCAGCCGGTCTGCCCGTCGATCAGCGCTGCGAAGCGGAATGGAATCGCAGCCCCGAATTGCGCGCTGAGTTCGGAACTCTCGCCGTCTATCAATCGTTCGCCCGCGCCGAAGAGTCCGGTCGAATCAAACTGTATGGAGGTAAGTCGTAATGGCATTGTCCGCTGACAGCCCACGCACCTACGAACTTGGCGACGTGAACGAGTTGACCGTTGCCTCTGGCGCCACCATTTACGAGGGCGCGTTTACCTTCGCGCTCAAAGCCGACGGCACGGCCGTCGTCGCCAGCCCGGCGATTTCGACGCACGCTTTCGCCGGCATCGCCATCGAAAAGGCCACCGCCGGAAATCGGGTCCGCATCAAAGATCGCGGCAAGGTCGTCATGCCCGTCACCGGCGCTAGCGCCGCCAGCGTCGGCGCCATCGTCTACGCCAGCGATGACAATACCCTGACCCTGACCGCCAGCACCAACGTTCCGGTCGGATATGTGGCGCGCCACGTTACCTCTACCACTTGCATTGTCGAGTTCCGCGCCACGGCGGAACGCGATACTGCTGTTGCCTGATAGGAGCCCGCCATGGGTGCAGCTACTCTCGGTTCCCGCGCCATCATCGGGCGGTTTTACCAAGCCTTGGAACAAGACGCTGGCGTGGGTTGGGTCGATCCCATCTCCATGCTGTTTCAGTCCGACCAATCCAGCGAAACCTATGCCTGGCTTGGCCAGTCCCCGGCGATGCGCGAATGGATCGGCGGGCGCGAAGCCAAGGGATTCCGCGAAAACGGGATCACCATCGCCAACAAGAAATTCGAGGCGACGCTCGAAATACCGCTGGACTGGATGCGCCGCGACAAGACCGGCCAAATCCAGGTCCGCATCGATGAAATGGCCCAACGCGCCAACGCGCACTGGGCCAAGCTGATGACCGCGCTGATCGAAGCAGGAGAAGCGGGGTCGCTTGGCACTTGCTACGATGGGCAATATTTCTTCGATACCGACCATTCCGAAGGCGACAGCGGATCGCAGTCGAACGATATCTCGGTCGATATCACCACCACGACCGCGCCCACCGCCGCCGAGATGGAAACCGCTATCCTGACGGCAACCCAGCAAATCATGGGCTTCAAGGACGACCAAGGCGAGCCGATGAACGAATCCGCCCGCCGCTTCGTGGTCATGGTGCCCACGCCGTTTATGAGCAAGGCCGCCGCCGCGCTCAACAATCCGATCATCACCACCGGATCGGCCAGCTTCACTAACACCTTGGTCAATCTGGGCGGGTTCAGCTATCAGCTCGCGATCAACCCACGCCTGAGCTGGACAACCAAGTTTGCCCTGTTCCGGGCCGACGGTGGGGCCAGCGCGTTTATCAGGCAGGAAGAAGAATCCTTGCAGATTTCCGCCCTAGCCGAAGGAAGCGAGGAGGAATTCAAAAACGACCGGCATCTGTACGGCATCAAATCCATGCGCAATGTCGGGTTCGGGTTCTGGCAGAAAGCGTGCCTGGTGACTTTCACCTGATGACCTATGTTCGCCCGCTTGCCATGGCTCTGTGCCTGGTCCCTGCTCTCGCTACGGCTGCTAAGCCTCGCGAGCGCCTGCCGAGTCATTGAGATGCTATTGACCGAGCGTAAGGGCGTATGAGCCAACTAGACACGATCATGCAGACACGCGGGATGCCCGC